GTGTGGTGCCATCCCAGAGTTGTACTCCGCCGTCCGTGCCGTTGATTTGTACCGGCATCCCGTAAAGGAAAGTCTGTCCGGCTTCTTCCACCTGGTAGCCGATGGGGAAAGAGACTGCGCCTCCCAAATCCTGTTGTGGCTCGATCGCGTCTGCAAAGCTAGCCATGATTATTTCCCCTTCCTCTTGTCGGGTGGTACGTAGACCGAGGTATTGCCAAAAGCCCGTTCGCCCGCTTCGGTGCGCTCAATGTCTTCTGCGGCGCTCGATACCACGCGCTTGCGCGCCAGTTCATCCAGGTCCACTTCCGAGCCCATATAGGTCTTGACTCCGGGCGTCAGATTCTTCGTGGACATGGGACTGCCATCGGAGCCGAAACCTTGCGGATAGGCCATCATCAAGGCGCGGACGTTTTCCGCCTTGCGGTTCTCCCGCCACTTGATTTTCGAGCACTTCATCAGGCGGCGGTCTCCGGAACGAATCTCGTTCGAGAAACCTTGTTTGTCCCGATTCCTCACGGTGTCGTCGGTGCACATCTTGACATCGCGGGTGGTGGCATAGTCCCAACCGTCGTAGCGGAGTTCTTCCACCCGAGTATGGTCGGGATTCTGGCCGCACACGTCTTTCGCCCAGTAGTAGGCGAATTCGTGGTTCTTGATTTCTTCGATCATGCCGGAGACGGGAGCGTTTCTTTGTTTCGCGGAAATGGTGGGGTCAACGAGGTCGCGAAGTTCCGAAGGCCACAGTTGCGGGTTTTTCCCGTGATCCTCGTAAAGTTGTTCAATCAGTTTTGGCGGAAGTGCGTTGGCTTCAGGCATCAGACAATCCCATCATTCATGCTTTTCACGAAATCCTCGGGCTTGATGCCCAACTTGCGCAGGGTTTCCGAAGCCGATTCGGTTTTGCCACTCACGGGGTCCTGCCAGGAAAGAGAGGGATCGGCCAGCGGGCTCTGTTCGCCACCTGTCTTTGACGCCGCATCCTCGATGAAAAAGGTTTTGTTGTCGCCGTTGTAGCGCAGCCCTGCACTGCGCGCAGCCTTTCCGATGAGCATGTCCACGATGTTGTTGCAGTATTCGGCGTAATCGGGCTGGGCTTTTCTCTCGATCGGCGTGCGGTTGAAGAGCGCGCGAATTTCTGGAATCAAATGTTTCCACTGGTCGGAGATTCCCTGGATGCATTCGCCTTCCGTCAGGCGCGCATTGGTCGCGATATTCAGGGCCAGCAAAGAGCGTTTGTCGCGTTCGTTTTTTTGTTCTGGGGTGAGTTCGCCTTCATTATTCGGGGGAGGTTCTTCTTTCGTGGCCGCCGCTTTGATGCTTTCCCAGTCGTTTTTGAGGGTCGTAAACTCTTCGCGCAGAGGTTTCATGTGCTCCGCAAATGCCGCGTTCATTCTTTCGACAAGCGCGTCCTGATCGGTTTTGGATTGTGTTTTGTCGTCCACTTTGTCGGAGTCAGACGTTTTGGTGAATGGGTTCCACTTTGACACGTCCTAGTACGCCTCTGGCATGAGAGGATTTACTAAAAGTACTAGAACTGTCAAGCGATTTCTCGGAATTCAGCCCGGCGAGGAAGCGGTCCCACCAGTGCGGAGTGACCAAAACCATCTTTCCGGTCGCCAAGCGAAGCATGATAGTGGCTGGGATGCGTTGTCTCATTTTCGTTTTTGTGTCTCCCTCCATGTTTTCAACTCCTCCGCGAGTTCGATCAAATCCTCGAACGCCGCGATTTTTCCGCGAAAGAAATTCATCTCCGCGTTGGCTTCTGCCGACGACGGAACATTGTGAATGATCTTATGCGACTCCGCTTCCACCTTGGCCTTCAAGTCCAGGCAGAGCGCCGCCCATCCCTGGTGCGCCAGGAGCAGGGAGGCCACGTCCGCGTTGCGAAAGAAATTCGGCCACCTTTGCGAGTCCAGCGGCACCGCCCCCGGCTGGCGCGGCGGTTGCGGGTGTTTCATTTTGCTTCTCCTCCGGGAATTCAATGTCGGGAATGAATTCCTCCGGCTGGTCGGACAATTGGAAGTCCCGCACAATCTGCTGCATCAGCAGGGTTTTTGCGATGATGACCTTGCGCAGCCAGGCTCTATATTGCTGTGGCGTAGTCTCATTCATGGCCGCTTGAATCTGCTGGGAGGTTTCCTTGATGTACGCGCTGATGGCCTGGTTCAGAAGAATTTCGTTCTGCTTGGTCACTTCCTTGTTCATCGAAGCGGTTGCAGCGCGCATGGGGATTCTGATTTTGCGTTCGAGAATATCGCTCAATACTTCGGTGAGCATTTTTTCGTCTACGCCGAACATGCTTCCTTTGCGGCCGAGGTCCAGGAAGCCGTAGAAGTCCGCGCACAGAGCGCCCAGTTTTACATGGGAGTGCCGGAAGTCGGACTGCCTGTGTCCGGCACGGGTATTCGAGTCCTGCATGACGGCCAGAGTTCCCATCGAACCGTACTGCCCTTTTTTACTGACGGAGCCCGCTCCCGCTCCGGCGACGGCCGGACCCACGCCGACGCGTTCCCTAGCTTGCTGGATCATGGCTTGTTCGTTCTGCAGGGAGATAGCGCCCATCGCGGGATTCGCCACTTCGTTGTGCTGAAAATCCGCTGGTGGCACGGGAAGCATGATGCCCGGCCATAGAGTGAAGTTTCTGTCGATATTCTTGTTTTGCGGGTTGAGGGTGTTGATGCCCAGCATTCCCCAGGTGAAAGCGTCGTTTCTCTGGTTCTTCGCCGTGGACACTTCGTCCTGGTTGTCCTTCAGCATTTCGGCGATGCCTTTGCCGTCCACCGAAAGCCGCGTTTCGACAATGGGCACCTGATTGTCGGGCACAAAGTTGTAGACACAGTTCAGGGTTTTGTGCGTCTTCAGGTGGCGCCAGCCAATCAAGCGGTGCTTTTTCTTGTTGTGATACCACGAGAAATAGCACTCGTGAATCACCCACACGGCGAGCGTCTGGTCGATGGAGTCCGAGATTCCCTTTTTGGCGTTTTCCCGTTTCTTGATGTCCGAAGGGCCGTAGCGGTCTGGACTGCTGAAAATTTCCTCCACCGGCTCTTTTAGGAAGTGGCCTTTGAACACACGTTCCTGCAACTGTCTTTTCGTCAGCGTGCATACGCGGATGATGGGATCATTGTCCTCGAAGACATCAACATCCGGATCAACCAGAACATCCTCGTAGCGCAGGTTGATGATCTTCGGCCCTTCATAAAGGGTTTTGGTTTCAAATTTCGCGCCCTTGTCGTCCTCATATCCGAGGTACACCGCTTCCACCCGCTTTTCGGGAGCGACGCACACCCAACCTTTGCCGAGTCCGGCGGAGTCGATGAACCATTTATTTTCGCGGGGATACAGGTCTAGTTCGCGAGGGTCGTTTGAAACGCAATCAATGAAGGTTTCGAGCAGCTTTTCTTTTCGTTTGAAGAGCGCCGCTTCCGTTGCGTCCTTGGCCTTTATCAGATAACGGTAGATGAGGAGCGGAGCGGTGAGCCAGATGAGTTGCAAAACACGAGCGGCCAAATCATCGCAGGCTTCTCCGGCCAGTTGATGCACGAGATTTGAGCAATTGGGAAAGGGCCAGGATTTATTTTCTTCCCTCGGTTTGCCGTCCACGATGCGGCGCCATTCGGGAACCTTGTTTTTATGGAGGGTCTTTAGGCGCTTTTCGAGAGATTCAATTTGCTTGTCGAGCCACTGGCCTATTTCCTCCTGCACTGCGGCGGGAAAAGAAATTGTTCTAGGTTCAAACTTGCGCGGCGGACGTTCAGTGATTGTGGGGGCCGAAGCCATGCGGGGAGTTTATGTTAGAATGGCTGGGCAGCACAAATCCTTTCTAGGAGGATTCATGCCCAAGAACCGCGTGAAGAGACACGCAGTTACCCAGCCGCTTGACAAGCCTTACAGATTGATTCCCCTCACGCAAGGTCAGAACGCTATCGTGGACACCAAAGATTTTGATTGGCTGATGCGATGGAATTGGCAAGCTCTTTGGTCCAGAACTACGAAGAGTTTCTACGCGCACCGCTGGGGGAATCACATGATGCATAGAGCAATTCTGAAGTGTGGGCCACGAGAAGGCGACCACATCAATCACAACACACTCGATAATCGAAGGGAAAATCTTCGTAAGTGCACGCACTTTCAAAACACCAGGAATACGAAGATACGCAGCGACAACTCCAGTGGATTCAAGGGTGTTTCATTCCATAAAGTAACCGACAAATGGGCGGCCTATGGATGCGTGCAAGGTAAAATCAAACATCTCGGACTCTTTGATTCACGCGAAGATGCCGCGCGAGCCTATGACACATACGCCAAGATGTTTTACGGGGAATTCGCTACTTTGAATTTTCCTCAGTAACCACCTGATCCGGTCGTGGTTCTGTTTCTAAAATCCGTTTGCTGATGGGAAAGGAATTCAAATAGTTCCTTTTTTGAAATTCCCACGTCCAAGATTTTCGGGACGTATCCCATGCAATCAAGCACATCGACTAATCCAGCAGGATAAGAACACACTTGATGCGTCCATTTGGTCTGGTTTCGATGCGACCAAATTTGATTGTTTTTCAATAGCGGTTCGAGGGCTTCGATTCGATTCTTCTTGGCATTCTCCGAGTTGTCGTAAGGCAATTCATTCACTCGAAGAGACACTTTCTCGCGTTCGTTTCTCTCGTTCAGATAAAAAGCGAGAATGTTTTGTGCCGCCACAGTCTCTAACCAAAACTCTGTCAGCTTCCAGCGGCGCGCGACTTTGTAAATCTGCGCAACCAATTCCGAGTAGGGCGTTGCTTCGGCCCACAAATCTAAAATATAGATGCGGGAACTTTCGGGTTCGTATCCAGCAACAAGGATGCAATGGTCGCATCTTTTTATTTTCTTGGCATGGGCCACATCCACGATCATGCGAATGGTTAGCGCGCCGGGCTGGAAGTCCTCGATGGCCGTTCCTTCATAAACTTCGTGTTCGAGAAGGAGGATGTTGCGAAGGTCATCCAATTCCAGATCGGGTCTCGACTGTTTGAAGCGGAAAAATCTCAACCATTCCGGTTTGAAGATGCATTCCTCGGGCAGCACACTTTGATTCCGGTACATGTGCGCATAGTCGTAGGGTCCGAGGTCGCTTCGTTTTTGCATGAGCGCGGCCATCGGCCACTCTTCGGGGAAGATGGGAATTCCTGGAGGATGTAACGAGCAGCATCCGCCTTCCGCGTCGTGCGTCTCGAACTTAAAATGTTTCTGATTCTCCCTGATCCAGCTATTCAAATCAGCGTGCCCCCAGCGGTTGCCGATGACCAACTGACGTCCGAGTACACGGCCATCGCGCGTGTTGTCAAGACGGGTGGAAAGTTGGCGGTGCCAGCGAATCAAATCTTCGACCACCCGGCCGTCGCCTTTGAGCATGGAGTCTTGCGCGGCTTTGCCGAAATTGTCGTCCTGGATGGTGGAGTGGGGGTGGATACCTTGGAGAGCTTGTCCCACTCCGCGATAGGTGTAAGTGGCTGTCGTGGGGTCGGAAGGTTGCGAGCGGTCGCGTCTTTGTAACTTGGAATGGTCGTTCCATGCGCAGGAAGCGTCCGGCATGATTTCGGGAAAGAGATGGCGGAAGAGGTCGTTATTTTCGTAGGCGTAGTTCACTTCTTTGCCCATATCGATTGCGCGGCCTTCGATTTCGTGGGTGATGAGGGTTTTGGCGTTAGGGTCGTGGATGCCGCGCATGAAGCGCACCCAGGCGTCGCCATAACCGAAAGCTCGCATTTGCACTTCGTCATGTTCGGTGAAGGGCAGCGACCACCAAATCGGGAGAGCGATGCTTCCGACCGTGGTTTTGAAATGCCCCATCGGGGCCTCTAGGACCAAATGGAGGTCTTCGGTCTCAAGCGACTTGCACATCTGCTGATGGAAA